ATTAACTCTAAACGAAATCATCAAATATTGTTTGAAGCTTTTCGAGGGTCTGGTGAAGTGGTTGACCCAGATGCCGACCCTTTTTTAAGAAAAGGACAAGCACGGGGCTCAGGGACGAGCCGAACTAATTCGGATTTTTTCAAGAACTACAAGGCGCAAAGTTGGTGGGCGCTTCGTAGAAGATTTGAATTAACCCATCGAGCGGTGACGCAGGGGATAACAGATTTTGACCCTGCGGAAATCATAAGTTTATCAAGCGCATTGCCGGAACTAAGAAAATTAATGGTAGAATTATCACAGCCTACTTTCTCCGAGGATAATTCAGGAAAAATTATTGTCGATAAAGTGCCGGATGGTGGCTTATCACCAAATTTAGCAGACAGTGTGATGATTGCATTTGCGCCTAAAAAGCGAAGCGGAGGAACTTTTCATGCTCCAACTTATTAAAAAGTTATTTAGTAAAGAACCGACTAAACCTAGCAAACCCGAAGTTGAAAAGAAAAACTACGTTGCTTCTTTTAATAGTCGCGCAGAAGACGCTCTGCGCTTAGTAAATTTAGAAGAAAATATTGCTCGCACGATTCACCCGCCACTCAAAGAACATACGCGGTCAGGTTCGTATGCAATGGATAGTTCGGCGCAAATGGCTTTCAAATTACCTTTTGAAAACACCATGATGTCTCAAAACGTCCTGGCATGGTACGTATCTCAAGGATTTATCGGTTACCAAAACGCTGCGATGCTTGCTCAACATTGGTTGATTGGCAAAGCGTGTCTTATGCCCGCACAGGATGCCATGCGTAAAGGTTACGAAATAACTTCAAATGACGGCGAAGAAATAGATTCCGATATTCTAGATGCAATGCGTAAATCGGATATCACATATAATATTAATCACAATTTAGTCGAATTGATTCAAATGGGCCGCGTATTTGGCATTCGAATCGCGATGTTCGTGGTTGATTCGAGCGACAAAGATTACTACGCCAAACCATTTAATTTAGATGGTATCACCCCCGGAAGTTACAAAGGCATATCCCAAATAGATCCATATTGGATTACACCTCAATTAGATGATGAAGCTGCAGGCGCTCCTGGCAGTATTCATTTCTACGAACCTACCTGGTGGAGAGTTTCCGGTAAACTTATTCACAGAACTCATTTAATTATTTACCGTACTGAAGAAGTTGCCGATATTTTGAAACCTTCATATCTTTACGGCGGCATACCAATTCCACAGAAAATATACGAACGTGTGTATGCGGCAGAACGTACCGCAAATGAAGCTCCTATGTTAGCAATGACTAAACGTACTGATGTTATTAAAACGGATGCCGCTCAAGCCTTAGCAAATCAAGGTGAATTTGAAAGATACATGGACATCTACGTACGCAACCGGGATAACTACGGCGTTAAAATCATTGACAATAACGATGACATGGTTCGCCTCGATACATCCCTTGCCGAATTAGACAGTGTGATTATGACCCAATTCCAATTAGTTTCGGCGGCTTCCTACGTCCCCTCCACAAAACTAATGGGTACAAGCCCCAAAGGTTTTCAGAGTAAAGGTGAGTACGAGATATCGAATTACCATGAATTTCTAGAATCTTTACAAGAAACCGGCATGACTGCATTGGTAGAAAGGCACCATGCGATTGTAATGCGGTCGGATATTATGCCCAAGTTCGGCTTAAAGGAACCGTTAGAAACTTGCATTCATTGGAATAAGCTTGATGCAATGACTGAAGAACAGCAAGCCGAAGTGAACAAGAAGAAAGCTGAAACGGGTAAAGCCCTTGTCGATGCTGGCGCGATTGACGGTATGGATGAACGTAAGCGCATCATTTCTGATCCAACTTCGGGCTATAATGGTCTTATTGATGAAGAAATGCCAGAAGAGGTTAGCGATGTAGAAAGCGAAGGCGGTGAGCTTGAAGACGCATAGAAAGATAAAACTAGCACCTAAAAAAGCTAAATGGGTCGGCAAGAGAAGCGTGGCCATTAAAGGCACGCCACTCAATTATAACGCTAGCCTGCAATTGAAGTATCAACGCGCTTTGCGTCAATTGGTCAGAGAAATGACAAAAGAGACCGAAAAGCGTATACTGGGGTTATTCAGTACTAAACATTCTGAAACATACTTTGAAATGCAAGAAAAGGCTACGATGGATGCTAGCATTACCTCAAAAGCTAAAAAACTTTTGAATGAGTTAACAAAACGGTTTACGCAGCTTTTTTCGAAAAAAGCGACCGATTTTGCAGAAAATATGCTAAAAGGCACTTTAAAATACTCAGAAACAAGCCTCAAGACCTCACTTAAGAAATTATCGGGCGGTTTAACCTTAAAGACTGGTGTGATACCTGCCGGGATGGAAGACGTAGCAAAAGCTATTATTGAGGAAAACGTAAAACTAATAAAATCAATACCTGATAAATACTATGATGAGGTTTCGGGTATGATAATGCGGTCGATTGCATCAGGCGAGAATGTGAATATTGAGCCGATGTTAAAAAAGTACAGTGGTATATCCGACCGTAGAGTCAGTTTAATGGCACTTGACCAAACTCGAAAAGCGTACAACACTATTAATAAGCAGCGGATGCAATCGATAGGCGTTAAGAAATTCGAATGGATACACAGTGGCGGTAGCCAAGAACCACGACAGTCACATATGGATTTAGACGGGCAGATTTTTAGTTTTGATGATTTGCCGCTTAAAGGTGAAGAAGGTTTCATCAGTGGACAGTTCCCGGGGCAAGCAATTAATTGCAGATGCCGCATGGGGCCGGTTATAGAGTTCGAAAATGGAGAGACAGCATAATGCCTCTAAAACATGGAAGTTCAAAAAAAGTTCTAAGCGAAAACATCGCTGAACTAGTTCGAAGTGGTTACCCACAGAAGCAGGCGGTCGCAATCGCTTACCATAAATCCGGAGAAAAAGATTCGGCTTTCGGAGTACCTGTAAATAACTTGAACGGTTCTATTCCAGAAGATATCCAATCGAATCGTATTGAAGATTTTAATGGATGGTTTGAAGTTAAAGAAAATCCTCTTACTAAAGTTGGGGTTTTCCCTTATCACGGTCGTCAAATCGATGCATCGTTAGAACCGGACACAATCTACCACGTTTATCGTCCTGCAGAAGAATTGCAAGATCCGGAAACCCTTGCATCTTTTAAATTGGTTCCGTGGATTGATGAACATGTTATGTTAGGGTCTCCCTCAGAAGGTTTGACGCCTGCAGAAACGAAAGGAGTACAAGGCGTTGTCGGAGAAGAAGTTTTCTTCGATGGCGAATATCTGAAAGCCAATATTAAAGTTTTTTCCGATAAGTTAGCCAAATTAATCGAGAGTGGTAAAAAAGAGTTAAGTATTGGATATCGGTGCTTGTACGAAATGACACCTGGGGTGTACAATGGTGAGAGATATGATGCCATTCAGCGCAAGATTCGCGGCAATCATCTTGCCCTAGTTGATCAAGGAAGAGCCGGGCCGGACGTTGCCGTCTTAGATCATTTTAAAATCGCGTTAGATGCAAAGGAGTTTCAAAAAATGGAAAAGGAAGAAGTGAAAGAGATGGATAACGAAGAAGTGAGTCTGGAAGCGTGCCATAAAATGATAATGGAGCTAAAAGCAGAAGTAGCTAAATTATCCGGAGGTGCCCCAGTTCATGACGTAGAGCCAGATGATTTCGTCAAGAAAGCCAAAGTCACGGATGATGACGATGACATGGACGATGATGACGATGACATGGATGATGAGGAAGAAATCGAAGTCAAGGACGATAAAAAAGCCAAGGATGACAAAAATGTCAAAGATGGCGAAGCAGAGAAAGAGAAAGGGGAAGCAAAGAAACCCAAAGACAAAAAGGATTATTACGGCATGGACGCCCAACTTAAAAAAGAATTTTTGAAGGAAATATCCAACCGTGATGATTTAGCTAAGAAACTATCATTACATGTAGGCACTTTTGACCATGCGGAAAAAACGCTGCAAGAGGTTGCTGAATATGGGGTGAAAGGTTTGAAACTAAATTGCCCGAAAGGACATGAAGTTTCGATGTTACAAGGATATCTAGCCGCAGCAAAAACTGGCGCACCCGCCCACGCAATGGACGCCGTTGTTGAATTAAGCAGCATAGATAAGTTTCTCAAGAATGCCCAAGGAGGGAATTAATCATGCCTTTTCAATCAACCGTCTTTTTTAGCACTGGATTAAGCGTACCCGGAGAAATTTGGTCAAATACTCCCATTCGCTCACAATCCTATATTTTACAATCCGTTTTAGCTAGCCAGAATATTATTGGCGCTACAGCTTACACCATCGTTTCCGAAGGTATCGCTCGTGCTGGTGGTACAGGCGCATTCGCAGGTTTCTTGATTATGCCTAAAGATTATGCTCTTTATGGTTTAGCTGGAACCGCATTATCGCCAACAATGACCCTTGCAAATGAAGTGCAAGCGGACATCTTGTCAATGGGAACCATTGTGGTCACATTGCCTGCCGCCGCTGCGATTGGTGATGTCGTGTTATACGATACGACGACAGGTGCTTTGCAAACAGTTCCTCCAGGAACCGCACTACCTGTCGGTACAGCATCTGCTAACGCATATGTTGATTACTACACGGTTACCGCTGCCGGATTAGCTGTGATCACTGTTAACCCAAATGTTATTGTCCCATAAGCCAAGGAGTAGGCGACTATGAAAGCATCGCAAATTAAGTCATGGAGACCCGCTCGAACTTTCAGCGCGGTTGAAAATTTTGATACTGCTGAATACCAATCTAATTTGAGAAAATTAGAAAAGGATTTAAGCGATTTAGGTATTAACCTCGGTATTGATGGCGACCAAATCATGCCTATGATGAAAACCATCATGGCGCAAGGTATGGACGCGCTGCAACCTTTGGTTACAACCGCATCTATTACAACTCCTGTACAATTTCTGCAGTTTTGGCTGCCAGGATTTGTGCGCATAATTACAGCAGCGCGTAACATCGACAAGTTAATCGGCATGGATGTCGCTGGTTCTTGGGAAGATGAACAAATCGTGCAAGGCGTAATGGAGCCAACTGGTAACGCACTCCCATATGGCGATACAACTAATGTTCCTTATGCGAATTGGAATACCAATTTCGAGTATAGAAATGTGGTTCGTTTCGAGCAAGGTATGATCGTTGACCGTTTAGAAGAAATGCGTAGTGCTAGAATGCGAGTAGATTCCGCTGCTGAAAAACGCGAATCATGCGCTTTACAGTTAGAAATTGAGAGGAATCGAATTGGGTTCTACGGATACAATAACGGAGCCAATAAAACGTATGGCATTCTCAACGACCCATCTACGCCGGCGTATGTTTTAGTTGCTAACGGTGTATCTGGTTTCCCAGAATGGTCTACAAAGACATTCCTCGAAATATGCAAAGATATCCGCACGGGTATTCAAGCATTACGTCAAAATTCCTTAGATGTTATCGATCCAGAATCCATCAATATCACACTGGGTGTGGCTACTGGTTCTGTCGATTGGTTGAGCACCACCTCCGACTTCGGTATTTCGGTTAGGGATTGGTTAACGAAAGCTTATCCTCGCGTACGCGTAGTCTCCGCACCAGAATTAAATGCTGCGAATGCTGGCGACAACGTGTTCTACATGTACGCTGATGCTATCCAAGATAAATCTACCGATAACGGTCGTGTCTACGGGCAGAATGTTCAAAGTAAATTTATGGTGCTAGGTGTTGAACAAAAAGCTAAGGGTTATATCGAAGACTATGCGAACGCGACAGCGGGCGTAATGCTGAAAAGACCTTGGGCCGTGGTTCGATATTACGGTATCTAAAAAGGATTGAAAGCGCCGTATTCTGCGGCGCTATTATATAAAACGGAGTGAGATGATGCCTTATTACATTTATTCGACTATATCAAATGATGTAAAATACTGTATTTATAGTGAGAAGCCAGAGGATTTACGTAAAGACCTTTCTGTGCCAATCCATGAATTTTTAATCAATGGTAAAGCCAATATCGCTAATAAGAACCTCATGACTCCACGCGGTGTGATGACTAAATTAAGTGATGATGATTTTAATATTCTCAAAGGGAATGCAACTTTTCAACGTCATATTAAAAACGGTTTTATTGCTTTCGAAAAGAAAGAATTTGCCATTGATAGAGTTATTAAAGATATGCAACCTAAAGATAAGTCTGCACCCATTACTCCAGCATTTTATGAAGGAAAGGGGTCTACTGTGCCGAAGCCCGTAGTTCTTGGGAGGTAATACATGTCCAATACCATCCTGTTCGATGTAGCGGAATTCCGTTTAAGTTTTCCGGAATTTGCGAACGTACTGGTATATCCGGACGCTATGTTACAACGATATTGGGATCAAGCTACGTGTTATATTAGTGATATCGACTGCGGTCGGTTATCCGGCAGATGCAGAAGGTTAGCCATTGACTTAATGCTGGCCCATCTATTGTCTATCTTTATTCTAATAGCTGCAGGCCAAACTTCTGTTTTAATCAAAGGTTCTACGATTGACAAGATAACTGTCAATTTAGAAGTGCCTCCCTTGAACAATGGATGGCAGTGGTGGTTGGCGACTACGCCTTATGGATTGCAATTATGGACACTCTTGCAGGCACGTTCTGCCGGTGGATTTTACATCGGCGGCATTGCTGAACTTTCAGCTTTTCGAAGGGTTGGCGGGGGCTTTACTCGACCTGCTAACGGAGGATCTTGCGGTGCATGTTAGACGCGTTCCAGGAGCCGACCGAAAAGCACTTGAAGTTGCTTTGAAAGGACTTAGAAATAAGGTCGGAAAAGTTGGGTGGTTTAAAGGGGAGCATTACCCTAGTGGCCCTCCTGTTGCATACGTAGCGGCTATTCAAGAATTCGGTTATACCCCAAAAAATATTCCTCCTCGTCCTTTCATGCGCCCTTCCATTGTTAAATATGCGCAAACTTGGCAGAGGGTAGCTTTTGAAGGTTCTAAGAATATTCTTGAAGGAAAAGCCACCCCCTATAAAGTGATGAATGATATTGGCGGAGTGGCCGTTAAAAATATTCTTCATACTATTAAAGCAATTTATACACCTGCACTTAAACCAGCCACTATTGCTCGCCGTTTATCCAAATATACGAACAAGAGCAAAGTGGGTAATCTCTATAAGCCGCTTAATGATACAGGCCGCATGATAGCAACCTTAATTAATGTGGTGGAGGATGAATAATGGCATTACGTGGCGTACCGGGGTCAAACCTTTTAGCTCAAGCACTTACGGTCATCGTTCCTCAATTTGTGACCTATACCGCTTACGTTAGCCGAGTAATTAACGCTGTGGGCCAGTGGGTTAATACCTATGCCACCCCTGTGGTTATCAAGGGGAGCTTTCAGCCATTGCCTAAAGGCTTATATCAAGCTTACGGGCTGGATTTGCAGAAGACTTATTTTGTGTTTTATACGCTAAACGACCTACTGGATATACACAGAGATTTCTCTAATGATATGATTGCTTATAATGGGCAAACGTACCAATGCGAATCTAACACGGAATGGTTTGCACAAGATAAGTGGAAAGGCGTTCTATGTTGTGCATTAACGGCGAGTACTTAATAAATGACGGATAATGAATTAATACAAGTATTCTTACCCCTTATAAATGCGGGCTTAATCGCTGACGGATTTGCTGGCGTGACTGTTGTTGCCGCCAACCAACCTACACAACAAGGCATTCCAACCGGGCCAGCAGTCTATTTTTATAAAATAGCTGACCGAAGATATGGATTTTTGCAACGTACTGACGTTTGGGATGCAATGACCTCCACAATGATCCACACTGAATTCCAACCATACGAAACTACTTTCCAAATCAGTACATTAGCCTTGCAATCACCGCTCACCCCCAATGCGTACACCGCCTCGGATTTAGCGAGTGAAGTAGCCGCAATAATGCAGAGTGATAATACAAGAGAAATCTTGTACAATAATGATATAGGGATTTTAAGAGTTACCGACATATCCAATGGGTATTTCGTGGACGACAAGGATAATTTTGAAGCATCCCCCAATTTTGATTTTGTACTAACACATTTTCGGGAACGTGTTTCGGATGGGAATTCATGCACAGATATCGAGGTCGATATTTTTAGGGTTTAAATCTCAGGGAGAGAAATTATGGCAATTTCATTAACGCGGTATGTCGATATCGTATCGAGTGTCGGTGCAGGGACGACCGTAGCTCGAAGAAGCTTCATCGGAAGAATTTTTGATACAAATCATTTAATTCCGAGCAATTCTTTTCTTACATTTTCTAATGCTTCCGATGTATTAACTTATTTCGGCGCAGGCGAAGAATACAATCGATCTTTACAATATTTTAGTTGGATTAGCAAAAATGGTACTCGGGCACAAACTTTAGATTTTGCTAGGTGGGTAAATGCTCCTCAAGCACCAGAAATTTTCGGCAATAAGCAAGTACAAACGTTATCAGTTTATACCGCTATCACTTCCGGGACTTTTGGATTAACAATCGCGGGAACACCGCATACTTTTAGTATTGATTTTTCTACAGCGACTTCTTTAGGTGGGGTTGCCCCCAGTGTTGCGAGCTTATTACAAGCTGCTATACAGGCAGCTGACGTCGACCCAGTGTGGGCAAGTGCAACCGTAACATATGATGCGGTTCGTAGCTCCTTCCAATTAGTTGGTGGTGCAACCGGCCCCGCAACTATTACTGTACAAGCGGGCGTTGGTGGTACACCAATTGCAGGCCCGGGCGCACAAAATATCTTAGGTTGGTTTGAAGGTACGACCCTCGTTATTTCGGATGGTGCGGATGCTCAAACTCCAGTAGAGGCGGTAATGGCTTCGGTCGTAGCTTCTAATAACTTCGGTTCGTTCTTATTCATGAACACAACGACATTACTTGAAGTGACTGCGGTTGCTGCATGGAATGCGACACAAAATGTCACTTTCATATACCTAGTTGCTGTTGCTAGTCAAACCGATGCAACAAATTATAATGCGGCTTTAATAGGCTACCAAGGAACAGGGGTGGAATTATCAAATACTCCTGGCCCAAATAATTACGTTGAACAAGATCCTATGCAGATTCTAGCGGCCACTAATTATGATGCTATTAATAGCGTACAGAACTATATGTTCCAAGTATTTCCGGGACAAACTCCTAGTGTAGTGGATGATGCAACTGCTAATTTTTATGATGCCTTGCGTGTAAACTATTACGGTCAAACACAGACGGCAGGCCAGTTTATATCATTCTTCCAGCGTGGAAATTTAATGGGTGGCACAAGCGCACCTATCGCGATGAACGTGTACGCAAATGAAATGTGGTTGAAAGACGCAATGGGTGCTGCCTTAATGCAATTGCTGTTAGTACAGGGTCGTGTACCCGCAAATGCTGCAGGTAAAAGTCTAGTTCTTTCAAGCTTACAATCCGTCATTGACGAAGCTCTGAACAACGGAACCATTAGCGCGAATAAACTTTTGACTAATTCTCAAATAGCCTTTATCACATCCACGGCGGGAGATGACAAAGCCTGGTATCAAGTGCAAAATTCCGGTTACTGGGTCAACTGTGAGATAGTTTCTTTCTTCAGTCTGATTACTAGCCTAACCGAATTTAAGGCCGTCTATACTTTAATTTATAGTAAAGATGATACGATTAACTTAATCACAGGCCAGCAAATACTGATCTAAAAAAGGAGTTTTGATCATGACTAAAATTATTTCAGGGTTTGGCGCGGTCGTTACCGTACTTGCATCCAATACCTTCCGAGGTGCCGGATTTCCCTTAACGGAATTTGCAGACGATGCAGACCCTTTCGATTTACCGTCTTTAAACATTGCAGAAACCGCGATGAGTTTAAATGGCGAGATGTTAGCGTGGGCAAAGCCTAATCCTATAAAACTCAGTATTAGCGTTGTTCCCTCAAGCCTAGAAGATATTAACCTAGGCATCTTGCTAGAAGCGAACCGCGTGGGCAAAGGAAAACAGGGCGCAAGAGACATTATTACAATCAACGTAGTTTACCCTAACAACAGGTTTATAACTTTCAGTGAAGGGATAATCACAGATGGTATGCCAGGCGATGCTATTTCTAGCGCAGGACGCTTGAAGAGCAAAACCTACAATTTCAGTTTCCAAAATAAAACAGGGATATAATCATGCTTGAACCGAAAGACATTGAAATTAACGGAAAACATTTTGTTATTCACAAATTCGATGCTGTTGAAGGGCGCCGAATCATTTGTAATTACCCGACAACGGCAATGCCTAAAGTTGGTGATTACGATGCTAACGAAGATATTATGTTACGGTTAATGCGGTATGTTTCGGTCAGAGCAAACGATACTTTAGTCGCTTTAACTTCAATGGCACTCGTCAATGCCCGCACGGGTGACTGGGAAACGCTAATGAAGCTAGAGGCGGCGGTATTGGAGTATAATTGCAGTTTTTTTCGCAAAGGGCTAGTCTCGACTTTATTGGAAGACATAGCCCAGAAGCTCCCAGTGTGGATTTCCAAAATATTGACGGATTCCTTGGAGCGATTATCGCAGAAGGAAAAGCAACCCTAAACGAATTAAAGACCGTCTATACGCTTGAGGATGCTTTTTTAATGTGGGAAGTTATTGCAGTTACACGGCATAATGAATATCTCGCTGCTAAACATGCAATGAAAAAACAGGGGAAATAGTGTGGCCGTCCTTGATACCTTTTACATATTATTTAAAAGCGATTCTGCGGAAGCTGAAAAAAGCTTAAAGCGTCTTAATACGCAATTAACCGGCGTTGAGAGTTCGCTTGGCCGCGTTGGACGCCGATGGTTCTCCCTATATGCACTCATCAACGGAATCGGGCATTCGTTCCAATACGCATTCGAACTGAATGCCGCCTCTGAAGCATTGGGGGTGAATGCCGAAGCATTGAGTTTGTGGAGTGGCGCTGTAACAAAAACTGGGGGCACTCTCAAAGGTTTTGAATCTTCCCTAGAATCTCTAGCGAAACACTTGGGTACTACCCCTAAGATTGCACTTGAGGTTTTACCTAAACTCGCAGACCAATTCCAGAAATTAAGCCGATTTCAAGCCTTAAAGTACGGTAAGCTTATAGGTCTTGATACGCCTACGATTTTACTATTGCAACAAGGACGCCGGGAACTCGATTCAATAATCACACGGCAGCGCGAGTTAGGTGTGGTTACTAAACGCGATTCGGAAATATTTGGCGTCTTTAAAAATGAGCTTGAAGATACAAGCCACGGTTTCAGATCTCTATTTTATCAAATAGCACTCGCGGTCTTACCGACTCTTAGCAAGCTTTTACATGGCATTCAGAACGTCAGTATTTCGTTACGTAAGCATTCGGGGTTTATTAAAGGCGCACTTTTAGTTATAGCCGCCGCCGCTGCTGTAGCCGCAGCACCTTTCATTATTTTGAATGCCGGAACCCTTCTTGTCACTGCTGCAATTTTAGGATTAGCGGTTGCTGTCGGTTTAGCTTGGGATGATATCCAAGGCTATTTAAGAGGTGCACCTTCTTTAATTGGCGAAGTTATCGAAAAATTCCCTGAATTGAAAATTGTTGCAGAAACGGTTTTCAAAGGATTGAAATTAGGTTTTGAGGGAGTTAGTTGGGCTATTCACGTCTTAATAGATGATGTTAAAACCATTATTAATGCTTTTAAAATACTAGGTAATATATTATCCCCTGTATGGGATAAGTTGGACAAACAGTTTAAAATTGACCAACAACGAATCGGTTTATACGCTGGGAAACAAGACCTTTTAGAAGCCTCTTCGAGCAGATTGGCATCTCAAACATCTAACAGCATATTTAATAGTACGCAGCGTAATACTCGAGAGAACAATATTAGCATCGGTGAAATTAAGATTGAAACCCAAGCAACTAATCCTCGCGAAATTGCGTACGGTCTTAATGTTGAATTACAGAACCAATTCAGGCAAACTCAAAACAATTTAGCTAATGGAGTATTAATATAATGCCTGTTAATCCATTAGATGTCTTATTGCCCACAAAAGCCTACGATTTAGTCGCAGTATTTGACCAAGATTTCAATCGGGTATTTCCGAATGCAAAAGCGATAAAAGCGGTTGTAAAAGAAGAAGCAAAAGTCATGGAGCATCCGTTAGAAAACGGAGCGACCATTGTTGACCACAGAATAATCTTACCCGTGGAAATTGAGTTATCCGTTATTCTTCAGTTTGCGGATTACCAAGATACCTACAATCAAATAAAACAATTCTATTTGAACGGGACGTTATTAGTTGTGCAAACTAAGTCTGGCGTTTACCACAATCAATTGATTGCTGCGATGCCACACGAAGAAAACCCCGATATGTTTGATGCTCTGGCAATCGCTTTAAGATTGCAACAGGCCCAATTTGCAACTACGACAAACTCATTTGCCAACAAAAACCCATCTCAAGCCAGTACGGTTAACCGGGGTAACCAACAACCAAAAACGACACCACCTTTAGACCCAACGTACCTCGAATCAATCGCAAATAATGTTAGGGGACGATAATGCTGCAAATACCTATATCTGCGGTAGTTAACCAAACTTTCTCAATAGTACTTGATTCAATCCAGTATGATTTAGCTATCTATCTTGCAAAGAATGTTATGGCGATGGATATTACGCGGAATAATATACCTGTGTTACTCGGCGAACGTTTACTACCAAATTCATTAATTATTCCCTATCGGTATCTTGAAAACGGTAATTTCTTTATGACGAGTGAGGATGGGCAATACCCAATATATACCGAATTTGGTGTGACTCAATTTATGTACTTTTTGTCACAATCCGAACTAACGGCACTTAGGGCTACCCGATGACGAATGCACTTGATCCTAGGTTAGTCTCGGTCTCCATTGAAGTAAATGGGGTGATAAAAACCTATGATCAAATTTACCTCAAAGCTACCGGCACTCGTTACGCGAATGCACTTCAAAACGAAGCGGTTATCACTTTGACCAATTTAGACAAAGTTACTCAAGATTTTATCTTAACAGAAACTAGCCCCTTCACCCCCAATAGAACTCCTAAAATTGTACGTCTTTTTGCGGGTCGTGAATCTTACGGAACAACTTTAATCTATAGTGGAAATGTAGTTAGTACGGTCGTATCGCAACCGCCCGATGTGACAATTACCTTAAAATGCCTAACAGGTAATTACATCAAAGGCACTGTTTTAGCCCGTAATCATCCGGGGGTGGCTACTTTAGCCGAGATATCCCGAGGTATTGCACAGGATACTAACACCACGTTAAATTTTTCGGCTACGGATAAAAACGTAACGAATTACAATTTTTCTGGTTCGGCTTTAGACCAAGTGGGCGTCCTTGGTTCATTAGCGAACATTAACGCATTTATCGATAACGATGTGTTGATTGTAAAAAATGTTAATACCACAATTGCCGGTTCTCTTAAGATTTTGAATGCTTCAACTGGGATGATTGGGATTCCTGAAATAACCGAGCAAGGTGTAAAAGTTAGGTACTTATTGGACAATGTGTCAAGATTGGGAAGTGGGCTTCGTATAACTAGCGAGGTTTATCCGGCAGTCAATGGCGATTACGTTATTTTTAAATTAGGTTTTGAAATATCGAATAGAGACACCCCGTTCTATTTTATAGCGGAAGCATCGAGGCAGAGAGCATGAGCGATACGGGAAATAACCCAAATATTAATCCAGCCGATAATGATTCATTAGCGGGTGTGGTGCGCTTTGCTTTTCAACAATTGATGCGCGGTGTTGATGGTATGTTACCCGCTCGTGTCCTGGCATATGATAGGACGGCCAATCGTGTACAGGTCGAGTTAATGGTTGCGATGATTACTACCTCCGGCACTCAAGTTAGTCGAGCGCAAATCGCAAATCTCCCTGTCATTAATATAGGCGGCGGCGGGTACCTCCTTAACTTCCCTTTGACTGTGGGGGATTTAGGCTTTGTATGTGCAAATGACCGAGATATAAGTTTATTCTTGCAAAGCTATGCCGAGTCACCCCCAAACACCATGCGTGTTAAAAGTTTCTCTGATGGTGTATTTATCCCCAGCGTATTAACAGGCTACGATGTAAGCGGTGAAAACGGGAAGATGGTCTTACAAAATTTAGACGGCACGGTTAGAATATCTTTAAGTGAAACAGATATGCGGCTAACTGCACCTGCCATATTTTTAGATTCTCCCGTCACAACTGTCACCGGGGAATTAGTGGTCGATGGATTAACAAGAACTACGGCGGGTCTTGCGGTAACTGGTATTGCCACGACTATTTACTCGGCTTACTTCGGTGGCCCTATGTACGTACTAGGTAACGGCGACTCCAGTGTTGCATTTACGCCAGGTGTTCCTGGGGCGCCTATCCCGCCTCCACCCCCACCATAAGAGAGAATTAAATGACCGCGCAAACTTTAGCAGTAAATGAAAATAATGATATCTACTTAGGTAAAGACGGAAATCTAGTTGTCGTTTTTAATCTTCAAGGAACGTTACAAGCATGTGAACATGCCGCGATAACTATCCTCGGAGAAATGATTTATCAAGTTGACAAAGGAATACCGAATTTTGAGCTTATATGGGTTGGTGTTCCCAATGTTCAACAGTACCAAGCTGCATTACGTGCAGCACTTTTGGAAGTTGCGGGTGTAGTCGAGATAGTATCTTTTATAGTCGATATAAGCGATAATACGCTAAGTTATACCGCAATAATTCGAACAATTTATGGTGTGGGGTCAATCAATGGCTGACGTATATAATTATGTTGAACCCGAAGGCGTTATCATCCCAGATACCGAAGTTATTGGAGATAAAGTTGTTGATGAATATAAAACCCTATTCGGCGCGGATTTAATAACCACACCTAATACTCCTCAAGGTCTTTTAATATCTGCTGAGACTACGGCACGTGATGGCGTAGCGGTTAACAATGCAACTCTAGCAAATCAAATTAACCCTAACTTAGCGGGCGGTATATTTTTAGATGCTATCGCCGCACTTACGGGTACGCAACGTACTTCAGCAACTTTCAGTACCGTTATCGCAACCGTAAGTGGAGTACCTGGTACTATTATCCCATCAGGATCTCTAGCTCAAGAAACCGTATTTAACCATCTATTCCAAACCATATCGATGGTAACCATCCCTGTCGGGGGTTCGATAGACATAGGCTTTCAATCAGTAGATGCGGGGCCGATTGCGTGTAATGCTTCCACTCTCACAACCATCGTAAGTGTTGTAATTGGATGGGAAAGTGTAACCAATATGTTCCCCGCTGTTTTGGGTACAGATACTCAAACGGACGACCAAATGAGGGCTTATCGACGGGCGACCTTAGCAGTCCAAGGTCAAGCTTTACCAGAAGCTATCCTATCGGGATTGTTTATTACTCCGAATGTTAAGAGCGCTACGTTCCGAGAAAATACAGCCAATACGATTCAAGTTATAGATGGCGTGACCATGGTCGCTCATTCTATATATGCGTGCGTGGATGGAGGAACAGATCTCGATGTTGCTACCGTGTTACTCAATAAAAAATCTGGTGGATGTGCATATAACAACGGAGCGCCCGGTGCGACTCCGGTTAGTGTTCCCATCGTGGTTCCTTTTAGCGGCCAGTTAATGAATATCCTTTTCGACAGACCTGCACTTATTCCGATATATGCACAGGTTAAATACCGGGGCGGTCAAACCGACCCAGGTACTACTATTAAGACGGCTATTGTGAATTATGCAGACGGTTTAATTCCTAATGAACCTGGGCTTATTGTTGGTGCAGATGCTTCACCTTTCGAATTTGCGGGTGCGGTTTTATTTTACGACACCACAATATTTATCGAAGATATAGGGTTATCTCTAGTACCGGGCGGCCCCTTTACTAGCGTAACTATCCCTATTGAGGTGTTTCAAAAAGCGACTATTGATGCTGGAAGTATTACGGCGATAGCGATATGACCGATACTATTGAAACTTTCGATTATAAAATAAATGTACTGACGTCATTGCTATGGCAGTACAATAAAGCTGCTAATTTAGAGGCGTTGGTATCTTTTAAAAACGATTGGCTTGAAGATTTTAATCAAAAATTTTGGGAAATGTGGTTCATCAATGTTTTTGATTTACAAACAGCGAATTTATTCGGATTGAATGTTTGGTCAATTATATTAAATTTACCGCTATATGTACCTCTAGGGCCGCCCGTAGTAAGTGACTATTTTGGATTTAATGAAATTCCCCCCATTAATACTTATGTAAATTTTACTAATGGAAATTTTGCACCGGGAAGTTTACCTCCATTACTAACAGAAGAAGAACAAAGGATTGCATTGAGATTAAGATACTACCAATGCGTAACGCGAGGTGCGGTAACTGAAGTTAATCTTTTTCTCAATTTTGTTTTTGGGAGTTTAGGTGGTTGCTGGATGATTGATAATTTCGATATGACAATCACCTATGAATTTGGGTTTCACGTATCTACTGCATTGCTCCAAGTAATCCAAAATAATTTTCTTTTACCGAAACCGGCAGGGGTAGCTATTAGTTATATAAACCCGCCATAGTTGAACAAGGAGTAAGGAATGGCAAAATATTTCGTATACCCGTTTGGGATAAATGGTGATTTAACACCTATTCCAGACACCGGCCCAACTTCAGGGCCAGTCAACTATCAGTACGGATTTGGTATTGATTATCAATTGCCATTTCCTTCCGACCCTTCCGCATTGCCCATTCCTCGTAATGAATTTAATGAACTTATGTTCGATACGACCGGCGCTATACAACAGTACCAACAGAACGGGGTACCTGATTTTATTACAGCATTAGAGAATCTTGGTGTACCTTTTCCATACCCACTATATGCCAGAGTTAGGTATGACGACGGAGGCGGGGTTAAAGTTTACGAAAACCAAGTTGTTAACAATGCAACTACCCCTCCCGACCCAAGCTGGCGAGTAATAAGCGGAGGTCAAGTACCCGCAGGAAGTATGACGGCGTATGCAGGTCTAACGGTTCCTGCGGGTTTCTTACTTTGTGATGGTTCTGCGGTAAGTAGAACCGGATTTGCAGCTTTATACACTGCTATCGGAGTGCTATGGGGAATAGGTGATGGTTCTACTACCTTCAATTTACCCAACATGATCCGTAGGATTCCGATGGGTGCCGGTGGTACCGGAACTGCAGTTATCGGAAATGTCGTAGGGAACATTGGGGGAACCGAAAGTGTCGTTCTCACCATAACCGAAATGCCTGCCCATAACCATCCAGGTTCAGTAACTACGATTGGGACAGGTCTGTTTAGCGGTGGAGGTGGACGAGCTTTCAATCCGACGCTTAACCCCTTGGTATTTAACTGGCCGACAACGGTAGCCTCCCAAGGTAGCGGAGCGGCACATAATAACGTACAACCCGCAGCGATTGTCCAATGGATAATTAAAACCTAATGTCATTTAAAGATGCTTTTAATGTTTTAATGTTAATCGAAGGGGGTTACCAACATGACCCCAACGACCTCGGGGGTGAGACCAAATTTGGTATAAGCAAACGGTCTTATCCTCATCTTGATATTTTTAATTTAAAAATAGAACAAGCGGAAGCCATTTACTATCATGATTTCTGGTTATTATTTCATCTAGATAAGGTGCTAGACT